AAAGGTTCTTGCTTGGTAGCATTTTAGCAACTGCCTCGGCCGCCGCCTCATCAGTACTTGGAACGTGATATTGCATCGCGTCCCCGTCAAAGTCAGCGTTGAAGCCTTTTGTGATGACCGGATTGACTTCCATGACCTTGTTTTTCGTCAGGCGCGGGAAAAAGGCCATGGTGCCGTATCTGTGTAAAACAGGCGCACGGTTAATGACAATCGGCCGTTTGCCCATCTGAGTCTGCAATTCGGCCATAGCGGCTTTATTTTTCTCATCAACCGCCTGCATCGCCTGCATTCTCGGCAAACCACGGCGCACAAGGCCGCGCACAACGAACGGCTTATAGATATCCCAAGCCTTTTCTTCAGGCAGTGCAACTTCGTCCATATCCAGATCGGAATTGGGCGTAATAACACCGCGACCGACAAGGTCTACGGTCGTGCTGAGCAGTTTGCGCTGGACCGTGCCGAATTTGGGCGATGAGCCAAAAATATGCGACAGGAAGCCTTTAACCTTGCGCTCAACGTTCTTGGGGTGCTGGGGGTCGCCAAGGCCGGTTACAGCCTTCATGGAGTCATACAAGCCCAAACGCTCGTCTCCGTACTCTGTAAAGGCGCCAGAGGCTTCCTTGAGCGTGTTATTGGAGTCGATAAGTTCTTTGTACAGGTAATTCGCGTCTGCCACGAGTGGGAGTTTTTTTGCTCCCATTGTTGACACAGGGCGGAAAAGGGGCGGAATGACCGGCATCTTGGTCATCATCCAGTCTTTGGGATGCAGGCCCATCTTTTCCGCGCTTTTTAAGAAGCCCAGCCGGCGAACAGCGGCATCCCGGGTGGTCTTGCGCCCGGATTTGATATCTTCGCGAGCCTGCTCAATGGCCTTCGGCAAATTAATGCTCGCCAAGGCTTTCTGGATGGCTTTCGGGCCGGTTTCGTCGCCGAGTTTGTCTCTACCGGCAAGGACGCCACGAAATTGCTTCTCTGTCAGGCCAAGGGTGCGGCGAATAGGTTCTTCCATTACGGGGTTCGGCATCGGCTCAAACAGCGTGACCTTCCCCCAACGATTGCCGCCATGTCCGCCTGTAAGTTTTTCGTCAAATAAGCCGCCGGGGATTGGTTTGAGTCGGCCTTTCCAGTCAACGGTCTCGGCGCTGGTGATTTCGCGATCTCCGGCTAATTCGTCAACATCGCGATCAGACAGCGCCATAACGTTGCTTTTGTTGCCAGATCGGACAACATTGATTCCAGAGGCTTTTAACTGCCCGACGAACTTTTCATAGACGTGTGGGACTTTGGGCAGGGGCGGGTCATAGCCGGCCATAAACTGCGACCAATATTCTGGATTAGCCTGCCCGCGCACCATCTTGGAGTCGCGAATGACTTTGCCCGCGCCGTGACTGAGGAGCGCGCCCAATTCCAGCATCCCGACCCGCTTAGCGCCTTCTGAACCACCTTTGGCTGGCGTGCCTTCGGCTGTGTAGGCGCCCATCGAACGGCCTTGTCCTTTAGATTCAGCCGTATGGTGGAGTTTCATAAAGAAACGCTGGCCGGTCAGTACGCCGGGAATCTTGCGGCCAGTCTCGGGGTCAATCAGGTCTTCTTTGTCTGATAACCCGTTCCTGTCGAGTTCTTTCTGGGCGAAGTCAATCAGGTCTTTCTCGTTGTCGAAGTCGCGAATTTTGTACGGCTTGCCTGTTTTAGCGGCAACTTTACCCAGCGCGGCTTCAACGATCTGTGCGGGGTTAATACGAGTGACAATACCCAGCGGACTGACCAGCACTTCCATGGGATTGCCGTCGCGATCGTGCGGCATCTGATCATCCGGCACGATCTCAGCAATAACACCCTTGTCGCCATAACGGCCGGTCAGTTTGTCGCCTACGTCCATGGGCGCCTGATTCTTTACGACAACGCTCACGCCCTTCTTGGTGTGTGTTACGTCGGTCACAATGCCGGGCGAATGGTGATCCCACGTAACTGTTTCGTTCGTGAAGTTACCAGCACGGCCCCGATGCACTTTGCCGTATACCGTGTCTTTTTTCTTCGCCACTAAGACAAGGGGGTCGCCAAAGTTAACCGTGGTGCCCTTTTTGATCGCGCCGAGTTCGTCAAAGTTTTCGAGTTTCTTTTTGTCATACTCGCCCGGGAACAGACTTACGAACGCGTTTTTGCCGACATGGGTGTTATCGTCCCATTCGGCGTCGTTCTGGTACATGTGCTCGCTGGTTAAGCGCTTGGCCGCAGACTCAGAGATAACGATCGCGTCTTCGTAGTTCCTGCCGCGGAAAGGCATATAGCCGACGCGGAGATTCATACCCAGCGCCGCACTTCCGCCTTCGTCTGTAAAGTTTGATCGTGCCAGCAGTTGACCGGGATTTACAACATCGCCGGGTTTGACGAGGGCTGTCTGGTGTAAGAACGTTTTACGGTTGTAGGGCATCTCGTTGTAGAGTTCGACGGTTTTCTTATTACCGTCCTTGTCCCGCAGCACGATGGCGTCCGGTGTTACGTCGACAACCTGTGCGCGTTCTTGTGCGCGGGTGGCGCCCAGTTTTTCGCCCATCTCGTCTTCGTGTGATACGTTCTCGTCTTCAAACTTGGCCGACTGCACAAGCGGGGCCTGTGCGTTTACCAGCGGCAGCGCTTGTGTAAACATGCGCGCGGCCATGATGACGCGATGCCCTTTTGCCATGGTCTTCATCGGCACCATGTTGGACAGCGCCGAGAACGTCGAGTCCATGTTCGGCAGGCTGTAGCGGGCTTCTTCGCGGGGGACGTATTTCAGTTTGCCGCCCACAAGCGCCGCAACTGTCGGCAGCCCGTTTTTGTCTTCGCCCGGAAACACCAGCGGCATCTCGGACAACTCTTGCGGGGTTTTATACTCCGTTTTGCCGGTCTTTGTGTCGACGACTGGTGTATACAGTTTGCCGTCAGCACCTTTCATTGCGCCGCGGGCAAATCGCATGTCCACGCCCACTTTTCCGGACTCTGGCGTGCGGAGGTAATCGATGAAGCCGAGATGTGACGGCTGCACGCTGCGCGATTCGGCGGGCACCGCATCAAGCGAAGCGATACCGCCTTCGCCCATGCGCGTTACGCGAGTCTGATGGTCGAAGATTTCGGCTGGGTTGATTTCTTCCAGACTCGATCCAAGACCAGACCCGATCAGCGCAGCCTGAATGGCTTTGTCGAAGACCCCACTGGGCACGTTATCAATAGACTTTTTCGCTGTGGCGCGCCAAAGTAATTTCTGCAGGGCCGCGCGATTCTTGGTGAAACGCTCAGAGATTAAATCTTCCGGGCCCACGACAGATTGGAACACCATGTTGTCGCGGTCGTCTGCATCGGCTTCTCGACGATTAACGGCGAGTAATTTTTTTGTGATCGCGAGAATAGTGTCCGGTGTGAGATTTTTATACTCAGCGCCAAGTGTGCGGCGCGTAACTTCCGGATCAAGTTCGGTCTTGGCGAATTCGGCAAGGATCGCTTGCTGTTTCGTGTTAGCATCGGCACCGGCAACCTGTTTGTTTACAAGCCGCTGATACAACTTGTCGAGCGTGCCGGCGTCGCCCTTCTCCATGTTGACCGCGGTGATCTCGTTGCCCCATGCTTTGCGGATGTCTTGATCCGATACGCCCATCGCCTTCAGCATCGGCATCAGCGGAATCTGCGCCTGCCCGATGTTGATTTTGAATACGCCGGTCTTGGGGTCGAGAAAGTAACGATGCGAACGGCCTTTTCCGGGCAGCGTGTTTACGTGCGCTTCAATTTCGCCGTTATCTTTTTCGCGGGTAAACACGCCGGAGCGCAACCGCATTTGGTGCGCCAACGTGTACTCGACGCCGTTGTTAACGAATGTGCCGGCGTCGGTAAGATACGGAACATGCGCAATCGTGGAACGTTTTTGTCCAACGACCTGCCCAGTTTTGTTATCGGTAAGCGTCCACGTACCCTGCAGTCGCCGCGATAACGAGGCCCGAGACAGCACGGCTTTCTTGTGGTCCGCGCGTGTGTATGTTTCTGGCCCGGCATAGTCGACGTCTTGTAACTGCAGCGAATAGAGTTCGTTCTGCAGTGGCTGAATACCCTGAGCGCTTTTTAACGCCTGCTGGAAGATATTCTGCCGCATCATGCCGATGTCGCCAAACTGCCGCATGGGCGGCGGGCTCATCGGTGCGGAAACACTAGGCTGCGTCAGTGCCGGCAATTCGGGTGTTGGCATGGCGTCACCCGCCTTGTGGCACAGTTACTTGACGCCTCAGTTCCTCGATTTCATCCGGATCGACGTATGTCGGCAAGATGCCGGCAATACGCGCACGAGACTTGGCGGCTTCTTCGACAGCCTTGGCGCGAGACCGATCACGCGCCCGGTCGTACATTAACTTTGCGGCCAACCCGCCTAAGCCGAGACCGGTTGCAACATACGCGCCGCCGACAGCCGACGGGACGCGCTTTGTTACATCCCATAGGCTGCTCAATGTGTCGCCGATGCCGGCTTTCTTTTCTGCGGCAAGAGCAGCAGCCTTGTCGTACACACCGTCAAGCGACTGGGCATCATTCTTGCCCGTTAACGCAGCGTAATATTCTTTTTCTGCGTCTTCGACTTCGCTATCGCGCTCTTTCTGCTTATAACGATCGTTCAGCATTTTGATGAGTTTATAGCCACCGTAAGCGCCTAACGCGCCGGCGCCCAACGTTGCGCCAGTGCCGAACGAGGACCGAAGTACGTTGGGATCAAATGTGTTCGGTCGTTTAACGGTCGGCGTAAACGGCGACAACAAACTTACGACTGAGTCGGGCAGGACTCGGCCGACGCCGGTTGCGATGTCGTCGTAAACGCCTGATGTTTTTTCCGCGGGTTCAGATGGCTCGTCCGTTGTCTCATCGTCTTCTTGCCGCAGCGCCGAAGACAGTCGACGGGCCAAGTGATAAAGGCCAGTAGCACCCGCGGCGGCACCAAAAGCGCCGATACCAGTACGCAGAATGCGATCGCCCCAAAAACGTTGAAAGTCAGCGGGCGTCGGGGGTCCAACCCGGGGAGGCTGAACCGGTGTAACAGGCAGCGGACTATTTGCAGCGGCTTTTGCATGCGACTCTTCTTCTGCGCTTTCTTCTTCTTCGTTGTCCGCGTCTTCTTTTTTGTCGTCGCCGAGTAAGTTTTTGCGCGCCTTGTTCGCTGCGTATGTCCCACCAGCGGCGCCTAATAAACCGCCGCCCGTAACACCGGCCGCGACGCCTAGCGGGTTAAGACTCATGTTGATCGCGTTCGCCGCCTGTTGGGCCGGATTCGCGGTCAAAACATTCGGCATCATTAGTCCGGCGCCAAGACCAAGACCACCACCAGCGCCAGCGCCAAGTAAACCACCGCCAGCGGCGCCGCGAAGAGCGCCCACAAGTGTATCACGAATACGCCTATTTTTACGGGAACCAAGTGCGCCAGAAAGTAAACCATACAGTCCGCCAGCACCTACACCTAAAGCGCCGCCCGTGCTCGCACCAGCAAGCCCAGAAACAATGCCTTCAGGAAGGGAAGCGTGCTTTTCAAGCAACTGCGTCGTATCGACAACGAGTGTTTTGTGTTCCATGGCAGACTCACTTTGGCGGCGGAATCATTCCGTAAACCTGATACCACTCTAGCCAAACACGGTAATGATTGTTTGCCTCGTCCCAATGATCGCTGCGTTTTAGCAGCCGGTACCAGCCATTTATGATTCTATCACTTACAGAGTCAAATTCGCGCTTTTGATCAGGGTCCCACAAGTTAAACATCTGCGATTTGAAGTCTCGCTGCTCTTCGATGTTTTCGAGTTCTTCCTGCTTCAGGTCGGGTTTGTTTCTCCCGCCGATGACGGGAAAACCGTCCAGCGTACCCGGCCACTGCAAGTTGTAGCCGCCATGTTGCGGGCCTTGCTCGCCAAAGTATTTGTGGAGACTCACAAATCACCTCTCTGGTCGGTACAGCCTGAGTTTCTTATTCGTACGAGCACGCGCGGCGTACGCTTTGTAGGCTGCTGCGAGTTCTTTCGCTTTGATATCTTCAACATCGACATCGGGTTCGGTGAGTTTGCCGACTGCATGGCCCGCAAGGCCGCCCACGCCCGCCGCGGCCAGCAGCGGAAAAACGGCGACAGATTTCAACCCGTCGAAGTAATTTCCGACGTTGCTGAAATCAAAACCGCTGGCCGCTGACTTTACAAATTCTTCGGCGAACTTGATACGGGCTTGGAGCGCAGCGCCGGCTAGACCTTCCTCGGCGCAGCGGTAGAGGAAGCCAATTTTAAAGGCTTCTTTTTCGGTGACATCCATGTCATTCTCCGGGCAGAATTAGTTTCTTCGGCGTGTTTCCTACTGTAAAGTCCGGCGTAACAATCTTTCCAGTGTCCCGGCCGCGCGGTAAGGCGCCCGGCAACGCGGAACTGAAATTCGCCGCACTTGCCAAAGATATTTTACTCTTTCTGCCCGGACGATGTCGCCGGAACCACTCGTCGACAACCGGGTCGTCCCGGTCGCCCTGTTCTTTTGCCTCTTTTGTACAGGCAATCATGTCGTCAATCGCCTGTTGTAAATCCATGCGGTCCGCCGCTAACCACGCGGCTTTTGACGGATTTTCGGCGGCCATGTAGCGCAACCGCTGCGCTTCCTCACTAAGGGCTTGCGCGCGTTGCAAAAATTCTTTACGCGTCAGCACAAAAAACTCGCCGGTTTCTTCGTCATGCAGACAAACAAACCCGTTCTTGGCGTAAAACTTGAGCCCGCGATACGTGTAGCATTTGCCGCTTGTTTCGGCCATGACTTCCTCAAATATCAGTTACCACTGCGAAGTACGGTAGGTTCGGGCACCTCGCTCGTAATGCGCTGCGGGCGCTCAGGTGCTTTCGGCTCAAACGGAACTTTTTCTGTCATTACCGCTGCGTTGTCGGCGGCCTGACATGTGGGGCATTTTGTCCAACCCTGTCCATCGCCGCTAGGTACTTTACCCGTACCCTTGCATGTGCCGCAATTCGGGTCGACGGGTCGATCTGGTTTTACTTCTTTCACCGGGATGAGCGACGCATACGCCGCCTCAGCCGCAACAGCCCCGATGTAATCAGGGTGCACATCCGCACCAGTCAGCGGAGTAAAAACAGACCAGATACTTAAAAGCCACTCGTACATTTTGCACCTTTGATGCTTTGAGCGGAATGACGTAAACCTGTTATGTCGTTCCAAACGACACAGCAAAAAAACGTGTCGTCAAATGCGACCTCTGGCGCCATAACTCTTCAGTTTCTTCGGCGGCCAACCATTTACACCAGAAACGGCAATCATGTAACGGTCTTTGATGTCTGACCAACGCGCCCAGAATGAACCAACCGGGATGTCAATGTTGGTACCGAATATGCGCCGACTTCCGTCATTCCAGTCGCCCCAAGAATTCTGGACCAAAATAAGCGGACCGTTGTAAATCTTTTTAATTTCGTCGCGATCGTCAACGGCCAGATAGGCCATCGCGTGGGCCCAGCCACCTTTTCTTGCTGACACGCCATGTTCATTACGTTGCGACGAGAAACCCTCGCCTCCGCACGACGAAATGCAGTAACCATTGGCGAGCAAATCGCGCAGTGCTTCGTACTCTTCGACTTCTGTAACAGTTTGAATGAGATGGTCTTTACCAATCGCGCGCCAACTTTCGGGCGGCGTACGTGACCCGTAAATGCCAGCATTGCGCGAACTGTACTTCGTGAAGTCGACGCCGATCTCCGGATACTCTTTCCGCAACCAAAGACCGCTGTCTTGCAGCATCACGTTGGCCGCGGCGGCGCAACTCCAACCGTCGCCGCCATGGCGGCGCCAATTGTAAATCGCTTCGGTGCTCAACACACCGTACTCGCGCGCGACGTCGCTGACTTCCGGCGCGCCTTCCAGTCGGCCCGACACGGGGTCTGGTTTGCCGCTCGTAATCTCGCAGCACATTGTTCCAAGTCCGCTATTCCGCGCCGACCATGAAACACAGTCGCCGCGACCCTGTGCGCCGCCGGGTAAACAACCCGGATACAGGGTTTCGATCTCAAGGAACGGCATGCTCAGTTTGCCGGCGCCCGTTTCGGCTAAGCCAAACGTGTGGCACGCTTCAGCGCCGTCGGGAATACCGCCGGCAGCGCGAATGTTATCTCGCAGCCGATCAGCCTCTTCGGGATCGCCATACGCACCAACAAATCCGCGCTCGTAAGCCGTGACAATATCAGCCGGATTGTCGAAAAAAATCTCTTCGGTGTCGGCCATGTCGCAGTCCTCACTTCGCGGACAGGATGATAATTTCGCAGGCGGTGATCAACTTTTTCTGCGTTTCTGCGTTTGCTGGCACAACGTCGTCTGTTCCGACTGTGGCTACAAAGACAGCCTCGATTGACTCATCGAGTTGCGGATATTTGCCAACCTTGTCGATCGCCATGGTCAACGTGCGAGCATGCAACTCAGCCCACTGCTCTGTAGTTTTGACAAACTTGCCGCTGTCACGTTGCAGCACTGTGGCGAGCGCAGAGTACACGTCGCGGATGCGGCGCTTATCAGCCTCTTCGGCGTTCGCCAAGATGCCGACGATCTTTGCGTCAGGTTGTACAACGGGAACGACAGGCAACGGAGCAGGCGCGGGCGCCGGAGCAGGCGCAGGCACCCATGGCTTGATGCCATTGGGAAAAAGAAACGCAACGGCTAACAGCAGCCCGGCGAGCCAAACTAGATTTTTCATGTTACACCTACTTCTGCTCAGCGCTGGTAATTAGTTGACTCGATCATCACGCGCAGCAGATTTGTGCACGTGTCTGCGCCAGCGGGGCAACCTTGCGCCGCTAAACGCTCCCGCAATTCCGTCACAGTAACAAGATCAGATACGAGCGTGTTTGCTGCCGCGCTGGGCGTGCTGGTTGTTTTAACCCCAGCGCCCAGTTTTTTCAATCCGGCCAGCAACTCTTTGTGATACGCAGCCACAATTGCCGCGACAAATACAACAACAGCAACAATTTGAAACGATGTCATGATTAGTCTCCAATTTTGTGCGTCGCCAGTATATCATGTTTGCGGAACGAGTACAAGTATATCATGTTTGCGGAACGAGTACATACGGGCGGCCGTTAATGATAATTGAGCCCTGAATGTGCAGTACGCCATCTTGCCCGACGCGGTACGGTTCTTTGCGTCGACCGTACAGTTTGACGATTTCTTCGACGTCGCCTTGCTGCGGCGCCGTAACTGTGGGATCGTAGTACGGGGCCATCAAATTGCCCCAACTAAGGTGCGGTAACCCGAGCGCGTGGCCCAGTTCATGGCAGATTACAGCGACGGCCATGTTAAATGACCATCGCTCTGCCTCGTCAAACATCTGATCAAGTTGAACGTTCTCGGCTACGCCACAGGGCAGTTCACTCCACGCCAACGTGCCGCCCATATCATCAAGGTTATTGCTTTTACCGGTGCCAGACTTGGCGTAGATATTTGCGTGACTTGATGTGGCAACACGCACAGGCTCGATGTCGCACACTTCAGCCCACTGACCAAACGCGATATCGTATGCCTCTTTAACCTGTTCGTCTGTAATGCCGGGTAATCGAATCTCGTGGTAGTACGAGATTTTTTTCATCGGCCATTTGCAAACGTCGGCGCCTTGCGCAGTCAGATTAAAGTCGGGCAGGCCGCAGCGCGGTCGCTTGATGCGATGCGCCGTATTCGGCCCAACTTTGCCGGTCGGCGTGAGCCCGTTGAATTCTTGATACGCCTGAATCGCCCGTTGTAGTTCTTTGCCGCTGATATTTTTAACCTGCGCCAGCGTTTTGCTGCCGAAATAGCCCAATGCGTGTAAGCGCTTGAGAATTTCCGAAACTGGGAGTACGTGCGTTTTTGCGTCTTTACGTGCCATGTTACTTCGTCAACTTGTCGGCTAAACCGAATAGTTCGTTAGCCTCATCCTGCGACATATCGGCGCTTACAGCGTAGACAGCGGTCACAAGTGGGTTTTTCCAGCCGGGCTTGCGCGCCCCGGCATATTTTTCCTGCCACAGTTTATTCAGCCGGCGACGCAACAAAAGCGTTTTAACCGGCGGCAATTTGTTTAATCGTCGCATGTTATCCAGCAGCACTTCGTTGTCATCGTCCTTGCGATTCTTGCAAAAGATAATGACTTGAATGATGAGCGAAATAATCGCGATAATTAAAAACGGATCGAACGAAAATGTATCACCGATGTTCTTCTCTAGTTCTGCCTCTAGTCGATTTTTAAAATCGAGAAGGACGGGAGATTGTTCAACGGCTTTTACGAGTTCGTTGTTATCCATTTTGCGCTGCCTTCATTTGCAATTGCATCTGATGGGCTTGAAACTTCGCGTGCGCCAGTTCAATGCGGGCACGAACAATTTCATGCTTCACTGTCTGCGCGCCAGAAAAATACTTGTACAGCAAAATTGCGTTGACAACGATGATTTCAGTGCCGCCAACAAGCGCGGTGATCGACTTTGTCAGCACTTCTACCGACGTCGTATCAACCCAGCCCATAACAGCAGCCACCGATATCAGATTTGTCAGCGCAACCGCCGCCATCGCCCAGAACCCGTGGCGCGTCAGGTTGTCTAATTCCTTGATACGGTCTTCAACGTCACCAAAGATGCGCGCCTCGGCTGTCGGGGCGTCTACGGGAACTTTCGCGGTCATTTCGAGTTTCTTGCTTTTTGTAGCCATGGAGCCCCCCAGAAGTTAGTTCATTTTAACGTACGCCGAATAGCGGCGGAACAATCGCATGCATTACCCCGCCCCATAAACCTATTTCTTGCAGTTTATTCTGCCCAGCCGGAGATAAGCCGGCAAGCGCTGACAGTGTTTTACCGACGACGTTAGCCGTTGCCAGTCCTACACCGGCTGAAGCAATACCTTTAACTACGTCGATTGGGCGAATAATTGGCGACCTGTTCATTGTGCTTATGCCGGACATAAGTCCAGATGTTGCAGCCGCATAAGCCGGGGGCGTGTGCTGCGAGTATCCAAACATACTACCACGGCGGGCGTCGTTCCAAACCGCATTGTTAAACTGCGGCACGTAAATAGACGGCGACAACATCGGGTCATTTACAATCGCGCCGGTGCCGTCCAGCATGTTGCCGTATGCTTTCTTTTCGTACTTTTCCATGTACGGTACGGGCGTTTTGTTATTTGTAATCAGGCCGCGCATAAAATTCGTCTTCAGCGCGCGCGCATTGGCATACCCCTGCACACCCGCCAGACCGAGCCCGCCGAGCGCCCCAACCATTCCAAGCGTGCGCCGTAATTTGCCGCGCTGTAGGTACCGCTCCGGGAACAATTGCTCCGCCAGCGCGCCGGCGCCGTATCCGAGTCCGCCGCCCAGCAAACTAGCCACGATACCGTTCGAAAGCGGTGTCGGACCCATCAACAGTTTGTTTGATGTGTTCCACACAGTAGGCAGCCCGGGTATTAGCGAACCGCGCTTGATCAGAATGTCGTCTGGCTGTGCTTGAAACTGCGTAACAACTGTGTGCTCAATGTTGCAGTCCTTCATATTGAAAGCGGCAGCGTATTTCTCCAGCACTACCGGGTCTTGCGCTGTTGTGTGATACACACACGCCCGGCGTGTAGCCGGGTTCCACGTTAGCGCGCTGGTCGCGAGGCAACCGCTGGCGTCAGCAGCGACGAGGTGCGCTTCTTTTATCTGCAGCGCTACCGGGAGCAGCGCGGCTACAGTGGCCGGCACCCGTTGCCAATCTTGTATTGAATGCTGATTAGCCATTGCGCCGACGCCTAAACAAGAAACTAAATAAAGACCAAATAAAGCCAAACACCAATACAATCCACGCCAATATGCCGCTGATAGCAAAAAAAACTACACACCCTGTCGCAATCACTGCGGGGGCGACATCTTTCAGCGGAGTCTGTTTAAGAATCTGCAAAATCTGAAACCACTGTAGGGTCGTGAGTGTGTTATCTGCCAGCACGGGAGCATCGGGATCAGTCTTTGGCTTCCTGAGCCACCCATCGAGCCACCCGCCGACTTTTTTCTGCTCATCAGTCATGTTTTCTTCCCGGCAAAGTTGCGGATAGTGTCGAAGATGTCGTTGCCATATAACTGCATTACACGGTCTGTTGTGTTCATGCGCGGAAGTGTGCCCTCAAACGCCGCGCGCGCCATTTCTGCTCTATACCGCGGATCGAGTTGTGTGCGATACAGATGCTGCCGCTGCTTCGACGCCAAAATCCAGTCGCCGCGCTCTTTCGCTTGCATCAAATGGTCGACGACGTTTTGAAATACCGGCTTGCTGTGGTTGTACGCAATCGGCTGCCGAAAATTTAAGAGGTTCTGAAACTGCTGCGCGTACACACTGTTGCCGGTTGCTTTTTTAACCGAGCCCGGAATGGCGATCGGGTCCATATGGAACCGAAATTTTGTTGGTCTGTGTGTAACGCCCTTGAATTTTGGCTTGTCGTCGTCGATCTCCCAGTCATCCGGTTTCTCGCTCATCATCTCGCGGAGCATTTGATTCTTATGCGCGTAGCGTTTCTTATCTGAATGCTCTTTCGCAAGCCGCAGCCGCTTAGCGATAGGCGCGCCGCTTTCTTTCTCTATTTGCTCGACCTTTTTGTAGTAACGGGGGTCTTCGGACAGATGATCCTTGGCAATTTCTTTGGCAATTTGATCGTTGTCTGTGTGCTCTCGTTCGTGCTTTCGTCCTTCTGCGAGGTCGGACTTGGCAAACTGGGTATCTGACGCATGATCGGCTTCTCCGCCGGCTAATAGGTCTTGAGTTTTTGAACTTGTTTTGGTTGTTGCTGGTTTCGCGTCGTCTTGCCAGCCCGGCACAAGTTGATATCCATAAATTGGCTCACCGTGCAGCAATTGTTTTTTGGCTAACCCCGGTACGCGGCCAGTTAAATGACCTTGTTCATTTGGTTGTAACCGGTAGCGCTCTATCAGCCACTGTTTTTGATATTCGGGATGTTCGGCCGCAAGACGATTGAACCCCTGTGTCTGGATAAATTTTTGAACGTCTTCCGGCGATAACAGCACATCGTGCATGCGTTCTCGTATTTCTGGTCGCGGCGTAATTTTGTAATCTACGCCTTCCTGTAATGGCTTTTTATACTTTGCTTCGCCGGGGCGGCCCGTGAGTTGTTTATTTTCCGTCGATCGGTCCGCAAGTCGTTGCCGCAATAACGTAAGTATCTCTTGTTGTTTCTTTTTGCCGCCGGGTAATACGGCAATTGCTTCGCCGGTATGCGCGTTGTTGTACGCCAGCCCCGGGCGCTTTAACTCGTCTAGCACTTTATGCAGCGTCTTTCGTAGACTCACGCCCTGTACATCGCCTTCAAAGTTGTAAACAGCCGATGCTTTTGCCATCGGTAATTGATTTGTAACCGGCGGTGCCGACGACGCGGCTTTGCTTACAGGATTATCCTGTAGCACTTTCTTGCGCCGCACAGCCACTGTAATGTGAAATGCGTGGTCGTTCAGCAGCGGCGATAAACCGTAACTTTTTCGCAGCGCTGTTAGACCGGGGCTTGATATCTGAATCGCCCAGATTTTGCTGACGCCATCTACGTTCTTAACAGGAATTTCTTTCAGCGCGCCAAGCGTATATGAAAATGTGTGGCCGCGTTCATTGATCTTGTCAGCGCCAATAGTTGCGACTTCGGCCGCATTCATGACTGATATATGCGCGTTTACGAGGTCTTCTTCGACGTTCGGTACGTTCATGACGCCGGCGGTCGGAAGTTCGGCGCCGGGTGTGCTCATGGCGTCGAATACGCCGCGCACCAAAGCGTTGGGCACGGCCAGCAGCAGCCAACCGCTCTTCGAGAGATACAGTCGGCCGGCGAGAGGGTAGTTTGTTGCGGCCTGTTTGTCGCCGCGGTACAGCCAACCCAGCGCATTGCCCGCATGGTACGCAGGATGTTCTTTTATGGCTTCGGGGTCCCACGCCAACGGATCAAGTACAGATAAGTTGTCCATACGGCGCGCCCATGTGTGCTGCCCGAGTAGGATTCGAACCTACAACCCAGCGGTTAACAGCCGCTTGATCTACCGTTGATCTATCGGGCATTGTGTGCGGTATACAGGTCTGTTGTTGCGTTTAAACTCGCAGACCCATGAGATTGGTCGTTTCGGTGTTCGGCAAGATCGTGCGCGGCAAATAAAAGAATAACTGCGCAAAAAAGCGCGGCGCCCCAAGCGGCAATGCTCAAGCGTTTTCTGCCCCGGCTAGTAAGTAGCACGTAACTATTCATTGCGCTGCTCCTTTTTGCCTTTTTTGTCTTTGTTGTCTTTCTCTTCTTCGTCACGCACGATGATAACTTTGATCCCGGCGCCGGCAAGAAGCGAAAACACAAGGTCCGTTACCGAAGAACCACCCATTCCAGCAAGCACACAAAACCCAATAAGCCCATAGACGTTTTCTTCTTTACAGTAACTTTCGTACCATAGCAGCGCGATAGCCAGCCCAAGAAACCCTGAATTGGCCATCGCGCTCGTTATTGTCAGTTTAGTCAATCTCTGGGCGAACCGCAAAAGTGTCGCTAGACCCGCAAAAGCAGCCACACCGAAAGCGCTCGCAAATACAAGGAGCGCGTTTACATGTTCATGCCACTGCTCCTGTGTCATAAGTCGAGCCTTTCCTGCGCCAATTGTAAATTAATGCGTCAAAAGCCCTCACGATCCCCTCCCGTGAGTCCGATTTCAACCGAAGTCGAAATACATAGCGACTTACAAGGGCTTAATTGCCCCGTGTGGCATTCGCTACTCCTCCGCCCGTGAGCACGACTAAACTGACCACGGAACCATTACGCCTTTTGACATCCCTGCCGCAAAGCGCACCTAACCAGCCGGCCACCACGACTAACTTTTGACGCAACCTCAATTTTAACAGTTACGGGCTGTCAAACACATTTGCTCCTGTTTTAGTACGCCTACCTTACAAGTAGTACGCGGGTTGATTACTACACAGCCCGGCTGGCTCATATAGATCAAGCCAATTTTCCGGACCAATTTCTGGAAACGCGGCAATAGCCCGCGGAGCCAGTGGGTGCGGCGGTGATGTCCAAATAAACTGACAACTCGTCAGCGTTAGTCCTGTGTCGCCAGCCGGAGTAAATGCGTGTGCATTAATATTGCACAACGCATCAAGTGTGTCCGGGTCAAACGCGCGCGACCATACGCGCGGCTGCGAGAAAAAAGACGGCGGTACTGGGTCAAAACCGTCCGCATGCGGCAGCACAAAACCGCCGTTCATGCAGATTACATTAACACACACGTGCCAGCCTTTTTTTAATGCGGCTTGCACGTATTTAAACCTATTTGCCTGTTCGTCGTCCGCGCCATCGATGTTGCCTAGGTGGGAGATAATAATACCTGAAAAATTGCCGCGGCGGGCCATACAAACACCACTATTAATTGACTACACGCACCAAAAATGAAGAAAGCGTATCGTACCCGGAGTACGATACGCTGTCCACAAAACCACGCCGAATATTTCGCAGCGAGGGTTACAGAATTTTTGCCGCGATCAAACAGCCGCGGGCCACAGCGTGCAGCGGGTCTTTGGCGTGACGAACTTCTTTCACGGGAAGTGGGAAACCGTTCTCGTGCAACTTCTTTTCAAACATCTCGACAAAGCCCTTGGCCTGCGTCGTGCCGCCGGCGACGGCGATCAGCAGTGGGTTTTTGAACTTCGGAAGCGACTTGTGCCCGATCAGCGCTGCAGCCAGTTGTTTCGTCGTATAGTCGATCAGACGCTCGTAGTACGCGCTGACGGCAGCCAGAATCGGATTGGCATTAGGTTGGCCAATGACAAACTCGCCTTGCTCTTTTTCCGCCTGCACAACGCTGTCCGGCTCGCCGACCGCCACGGCGGTCATACGGTCGATCCAGTCACCCGATTTCGTGGTGCTGAATTTGACCGTCGGCTCGCCATTGAGCATGACGCAGCAGTTCACCATACCTGCGCCCCACGATAGGCCGACACCGGTGTAATCGTCGTTCTCCAGTTCTGAATAGCACAGCGCTTCGGCCTCGTTGACCGAACGCGCAGCGTAGCCGCAACTCGACAGAACGGTGCGCACGACGTCTTCATGGTAGCCAACGTCAAAGTCCTCGTCTTCTTGGTCGACGGGCTGCGCCGGTACGCAAAACACCAGTTTCTCGTCGGGTTCAGACGCCTTGCCGACTACTTCCTGCAGGATAAACGCTAGTACGCGCTTGGCCTCTTTTTCCTTGGGGCTGACGACACCGCGAAACATCGGTCGCTTCGCGGACTCATTGCGCTCAACAGCCTTCTCGATGGCGTCTTGGCCGAGCAAAATGAATGTACCGTCGGCGTCTTTGACGAAAACCTTGCCCTGCAAGCCCTTTTCGATCATCTTCGTTGCAACAGGTGTGTTCGGCTTGATGACATAAAACGCGTCGCGAAAATCGCGATACTCGACAATGCCGACCCGGTTGGGGTCAGTAGTGTTGTTCTGCGCGGCGTCTTTCGCCAGCACAATGAACGATGTGCCTACGTCAAGTCCTTTAGCCATGTCACTTACCTTTTAACTGCGCGAGTTTTGAGACTGAACTGCCTATATCATCGTTTGTTTGCGTGGTTTTGCCAAGTTCTTTGGCAGAGTGTTCTGTTTTTGCCATGCCGGCCGTGTTGATTTCACCGACAAATTTCGCGTCGTCGATTGATATCTTAACAGCGGGCGTTTCTGCTTCTGGCGCGGCTTTCGCAAATCGGCGGCGAGCAGGGGCGGTGCTGTCAATTTCAGCGGCGCCGACATACGGTCGAACGCCCATCCCGCACAGCGTATCAAGACGGCCCAGTGCGTAGCCGACCACAACACCGCAACCGGCACTCAGCGCAATAAGTCCGTAATCCATATTAACCTCTGCGCCAGCCTTTGTGCGCCGCTAACCTGCCGTTGGCTACGCCGTACATGTGCGCTCTATTCAAGTTGTTAGCGCGGCAAAATTCCGCCAAGTTCTTTACGACAATACGCTCATATCGCGGGGAAATGAGTGTATACATTTTAGCGTATCGTTCAGTAAACGTTTTTCTGCCTTTGGCTTGCGCGGCTTTGAGTTTTCTTTTTGACATGCCATGGATACCGACACCCATCATGTACGATTTCTTTCCGCCGTTGCTGGCATGCCGGCGATGCTCACGTTTTTTCATGCCCGTAAAACCATTCCCGGCTGCCGCTGAGCGCCGACCAATTTCTGTGCGCTCTGTTTTTGTGAGCATGAACCGCCCGTTCAGGTTGCGATTCAAACAGTTGCAAGAACCGCAGAAGTGTTTAGCGTTCAGCGCGTCAAAAATTAACGCGGCTTCTTGCTCAAGTAACCATTCAAGGTTTTTGAGCGAACACTGCACTCGCCGCGCGGCAAGAATAACTTTGTACGCCGCGGTTTGATATTCCGGATGCGTCGGGTCGTTGTAGCGCGCAAACGTAACGGGCGAACCGAAGTAATGAATATCGCGATTCGGGTGTTGATGCGAGATGCGCGACCCGTAGTAAATCTTGTGGTCGAGTTCCGGGTATACGATCACGTAGAGATAGTGCCAGCGTCGTTCCATGGCCTGTATCCTCCGGCCCGCAGCGGTCAGTCCGTGACCGCGGTGTTTAAGCGTTAATTACCAAACGCTGGAGGACACCAAACCGTCGTGGCGTTTAACGCCTTCTTTGAAAATATCGGCAACACCTCGCACACGTCAAACTGATCTTCAAGTTTTTTAAACTCCGCTGGGTCCGTGGCGCCAATACCTTCTGGCATATCATCGATCCAGATGTCGATTAAATAGCCAAGTTTCTGTGTAAATGCCCGTTTCGGTGAGTGATTGCAAAATATACAATCCCGCAGCAATTTAAACGTCTCCTCACCAAAAACGTTTGCCAATTCAAGTCTGTTCTTGGGGGTGTCGTAGCGCCCGGTAACGCATAGCACTGTATGCCCGCGCGCAATAAATAAACGCACGACAGCGCGCCACATGTCGACATCGCTTGTAAACGTCCTGTCGAAGTCCACGGCGATGTTGAGTTTGCGATACGGATTCATGCGTTACATCAGCCCGACTTGAATTCGCCCGCGGCTACAAGCACAGAAAAGATGTCAAACAGTTTTGACGCCCGTAAGTGGTGCAGTTCTTTCAACCCGATGAGCGCATTGGCTATCTTGTCTTCCGGTAGCATGTCGGCATCTTCTTCTGGCTCAAGAATAGCGTTAATTAGCAACTCAATGTCGTCGCAGGTGTGCCAACACTGCATGATCGCGTCTTCGAGATCAAACCGCGTTGTGCCAATGGGATACCGGATCGCGGCCGGTTGTTCTTCACTCGTCGTAGGGGTAGCCGTCTTCCGGGTCTTCCGAGTACTCATCGTCTGCCTCATTGTCAAACCACGGGATTACGTCAGGAAACTGTTCGGTCTGCGCGGTCATATCAAAGTGCGGATTGAATGTTGGCAACAGAACCGCTAGTGTTCTGTTTGTGCTCGT